CAATGAGGTTTTCATAGATAGTGCTACTTTGAGAGAAAATGTAGTAGCATTAGCAAGAAATATTGGTTATACACCTAGATCAAGGACTGCTGCAAAGGCAATAATTTCATTTTTTGTAGATACCACTGGTTTTAGCACTAAACCAGTCACTTTAACCCTTAAAAAGGGTGTAGTAGCTACTTCATCTTCAGTATTAGGGTCAACAAGTTATGCTTTTTGCATTCCTAATGACATTACTGTACCAGTAGTTGATGGAATTGCTACTTTTAACAACGTTACCATCTATGAAGGGACATTTTTAACCTCAAATTTCACTGTTTCTGCATTAACTCCTGCTCCTCCTGCTAGATATATCTTAGATAATGCGAATATTGACACTTCTAGCCTAGAAGTTACTGTAAGAGATACTCAATCTAGCACTAATGTTAAAAACTTCATATTTTCAGACACTTTAATTGAAGTTACCTCAACTTCTAGGGTATATTTCCTTCAGGAAGTAGAAGATCAGAGATATGAGGTCATTTTTGGTGATGGAGTTTTTGGAGAATCACTAAAATCAAAAAATTATATTGAAGTTTCTTATATTACTAGCAATGGAGAGGCAGCAAATGGAATTTCTTCCTTTACTTTTAATGGAAGACTTGCTGATAACAACAATAACTTAGTAAGTAAAGGAATTTCTATAATTTCTACTGTAAATGAGTCTGTAGGAGGTAAAGAAATTGAATCTGTAGACTCAATTAAGAGATATGCTCCAAAAATCTACTCTACTTTCAATAGAGCAGTTACAGCATCTGATTATGAGGCATTAGTTCCTAAAATTTATCCAGAAACTCAATCAATATCAGCTTTTGGAGGTGAAGAATTAAATCCACCCCAATACGGAAAGGTTTTTATTACGATTAAGCCTTTTTATGGTCCATATGTTCCAGAATCTATTAAAAATAACCTTAATACCATATTAAGGAAGTATTCTGTTGCTGGAATTGTTACTGAAATACAAGATCTTAAATATTTGTATGTTGAAGCACATATTAATGCTTATTTTAACCCTAATTTAACATCAAGTGCTGATTCTGTTAAAACAGTGGTAATGAATAACGTTAATAGTTATGCAGATTCTGCTGAAATGAATAAATATGGAGCAAGATTCAAATATAGTAAATTTCAAGCTGTAGTAGATAATAGTAATGCTGCAATAACTTCAAATATCACTAAAATAGAAATAAGAAGGGATTTAATACCAGAATTGAATCAGAATGCTGAATATGAACTTTGTTTTGGTAATCCATTTTACGTAAAGAGTTCACAAGGATATAATATTAGATCATCAGGGTTTAATGTTTATGGAATAACTGATACTGTTTATTTAAGTGATATACCAAATGAAAATCAATCTACAGGTAATTTATTTCTGTTTAGTTTAGAATCCAGGAACAATCCTACAATTGTAGCTGATAATATTGGTACTATTGATTATCAAAGAGCAGAAATATTAATTAAACCCATTAATATTACAGGAACATCTAAAAAAGTTCAAAATATTTCAATAATAGAAATTTCTGCCTGTCCCAAGTCAAATGATATTGTAGGATTGCAAGATTTGTATTTACAATTAGATGTTAGTAACACTACTGTTGATATGATACCAGATAATGTCTCTTCTGGAGATAATACTTCTGGTAATCTTTATACAGCTACTTCAAGTTATATAAGTGGCGATTTGGGTAGAATGACAGATTCGGAAGTTGAAAATACTACCCTCATTTCCTCAGATACATATATCTTAGGGTCTCCTACATCACAACCATATTAATCCACTCCGTAAGGATAAATGCCAGAAAATACAAGAGTCAAAATTAGTTCGGTTGTTAAAAACCAACTGCCAGATTTCATAAGAGCGGATTATCCTCTTGCTGGTGAATTTTTAGCACAATATTATACTGCTCTGGAAGGTCAGGGATCTACATTAGATGTTTTACAGAATATTGACAAATATATTAAAATTGATGAATTAACTGATCTTATAGATTCTACAAATGTTTCTTCTCCTGTAGGAATTGCTGATAACGTTATAAATGTAGATTCTACTACTGGATTTCCAGATTCTTATGGATTACTTGAAATAGGCACTGAGGTTGTTACCTATACTGGCATTACTACTAACTCCTTTACAGGGTGTTCTAGAGGGTTTAGCGGTATTACTTCATATAGAACTCCAAATCAACCAGATGAACTTCTTTTCTCTCAATCAGGGATAGCTACGCATTCTTCTGGATCTGTAGTTAATAATTTAAGTATTAGATTTTTACAAGAATTTTATAAAAAGGTAAAAACTCAAATAACTCCAGGATTTGAAGAAAGAGAGTTAGATTCTGATCTCAATAAAAGATTGTTTATTAAACAGTCTAAAGATTTTTATTCATCTAAAGGAACTGACCAATCCTTTGAGATTTTATTTAGAGCCTTGTATGGGGAAGATGTAAGAGTAATTAAACCAAGGGATTATCTTTTTACTCCTTCCGATGCTGATTATAAAACTTCAAAACAAGTTGTAGTAGAATCTCTTGAAGGAGATCCTATGGATCTTATTAATAGGAATTTATTTCAAGATGATGTTTATGATTTCCCTAAAGCTAATGGAGCTATTAATAACGTAGAAAAGATAATAAGAGGTGAAAAAACATATTATAGATTAAGTTTAGATTTTGATAGAAAATTAGATAGAGTAACTGAAGATTTTTCCATACATCCTAATACTAAAGTAATCGATTCTGTTTCTATAGGCTCTACTGTATTAACTGTAGATTCTACTGTTGGATTTGGGACTACAGGAGTATTGATTGCAGATTTTGGAAATGGTACTAGTAATAGTATACAATATACTTCAAAATCATTAAATCAATTTTTCGGATGTTCAGGAGTTGATAAGGATATTTCTCCTATACAAGATTTAAGATTAGATGCTTATGCTTATGGATATTCTGGAATAGGAACTTCTCAAGTAGTTAAGGTTAAAGTAACTGGTGTTTTATCCGACTTAGATTTAAATTTCAATAATACTTATTATAATCAAACTGGAAGTGTTATTGAGCCAAAAGGTTTAGGTTCTGTTTCTAAGAATATAGTTACTAAAAATTTATTTGCTAATGTTTCTACTACTTATTTGGTAGAAAATATTGAGTTAATTGACTCTTCAAACTTTACATATAAATTAAATCTTTTTGATGAGCATAATTTTATAGGAGGAGATAATGCTTTAATTAATGATATATCTTGCGAAATTATTTCTCTTATAAGCTCTAAGGAAGTATTAATTAAAGGTTCTGGAGAATTAAATCTTAATGCATCATATAAAATTCAAAGATTATTATCTAAAGCTAATTTAAGTAATTACCCTAATACTAGCATTTATACTACAAATATTCAGAACTCTTATTTGGATGGAGATGATGTATATATTACTTCTCCTTCTCTTCCTAGTTATTTTAGTGATGCTTTAGATATTAGAGAAACTGATTTAACATTTTCAGGATCTTTTGAAGATAGTACAGAAATATCTATTCCTAATCATGGATTAATAACTGGAGAAAGAATAATTTATGTAGCTGGAGAGGGTACTAATAAATTAGATATTACAGAGACAGAATATTTTGTCAAAAAAGTAGATATTGATACTATTAAACTTTCTAAGAGTAGTTCCAATATAGGTAAGGGCAACTTTGTTTCTTTTTCTGGAACTGTAACTAATAATAAATTCGAACTTTTAAGGTTTACTCAAAAAACAATACAATCTCAGAAATTAATAAGAAAGATTCAAGATCCAGTAGATTCTCTTATTAAGACATCTACCCCTAGAGGGAAGATTGGTATGTTGGTAAATGGAGTTGAAATACTTAATTATAAATCTAACGATGTTATACATTATGGACCTATAGAAGAAGTTTCAGTTACTAAGGGTGGAGATAATTATGATGTTAGTAATCCTCCTATTTTATCAATTACAGATTCAACTGGTATTGGAGTATCTGCTTATTGTGAAGTACGGGGATCTGTAGAAAGAATAGATGTTGTAGATGGTGGATTTGATTATCTATCCACACCTACTTTAAAAATATCTGGAGGTAATGGTTCTGGATGTGTTGCGTTTGCAAATTTAGCTTTAAAAGATCATTCTTTAACTTTTGATTCTACTGTAACTAGTGGAAATGTTAATCTTACTAATAATACAATAGGATTCTCAACTTATCATAAATTTAGATCTGGTGAACTTATAACATATAATACAGAAACTCAAACTGCTATTGCTGGATTAACTACAGATGCTGCATATTATTGTTCTATTGTAGGACCTTCTACAGTTGCTTTACACCTTAATTATCAAGATGCAATTGCTGGAATTGATACTATTGGACTTACTGGTTATGGATCAGGTATTCAAGAAATTAAATGTGCAAATAAGAAAAGAGTTATTAGTCATGTAAGTATAGCAAGTTCTGGTTACAATTATACTAATAAGTTAACTTCTGCTATTTCTTCTGGAATTAATACTGCTACTAATACTATTAGTATATCCAATCATGGTTATAAGTCTGGAGAGTTGATAAGATATGATAATACTAATACTCCTATTATTGGACTTAGCACTTTAACAAATTATTATGTTACTACTATAGATAGTGGTTCTTTTAAACTATCTCAAGTAGGAGTAGGATCTACTGCACCTAATTATTATTTAAAAAATAAGGAATATGTGAATTTACTTTCTGGTGGAGCAGGAATTAATGAATTTAATTATCCTCCAATAAAAGTAGAAGTAATTGGACATATAGGAGTTTCCACTTTTTCTGGTCAAAATTTTAATGCTCAATTAAGACCTGTTGTAAGAGGACCTATTGAATCTGTATATGTTGCGAATGGTGGAGTAGGTTATGGATCTTCAGACGTAATCAATTATAATAGACAACCTACTTTTACTTTAAAGAGTGGTAAGAACGCTCAATTATTACCTATAATAGATGATGGAAAATTATCAGAAGTTATAGTATTGAACAAGGGATCTGAATATAATTCTCCTCCAGAATTAAAAATGGTAGGAGCTGGTAAAGGAACTAAGATTATTCCTATTTTGAAAGGCGGAACTGTAGATTCAGTTATTATATCTAATGCTGGTATTGGACATACAGCAACAGATGCTTCTATAACTGTAACATCTAATGGAGATGGGTCTGATTTTTATTCTAATCCTAAGATATGGACAATTAATAGTGTAGAAAGATTAATACAAAATGAACAGATTACTACTGATGATGGAGTTGTTAGCGTTGGTTTAAATGAAGATTATGGACTTCAATATTCTCATTTATACATTCCTAGAAAATTAAGACAATCCAGTTATATTAAAAAGGCTATAGGTGATAAAGAAATTTTTGTTCCTGATTTATCTCTTGAAAATGATATAGAAGAAGATTCTATTACCCATTCACCTATTATAGGATGGTCTTATGATGGATGTCCAATTTATGGACCATATGGTTATTCAACCAATTCAGGAGGTCCTATTAAGATTATTCAATCAGGATATTCTGTTTCTATATCTACTCATAGACCTAACCCTCTCACATCTAATGGAGATCCAATATATTCTGAAGGATTTTTTATAGAAGATTATTCTTATAAAGATGGTAGAGACTTAGATCAACATAATGGAAGATTTTGTAAAACTCCAGAATTCCCTAACGGTGTTTATGCTTATTTCTCTCTGATTAATCCTGATTTTAGGGATTCTGAAGGATCTTTTAAAAATTATAGGAAACCACAATTTCCTTATATGATAGGTGATTCATTTAAATATAGACCTATAGAATATAATTTTGATTATAAATCAAATCAAGATTTAGTGGATTTGAATAAAACTGATTTAGTTAGAAATACTTCTCCATATAATTTTCTTTTAAGAAATACTTCTTATGATTTTTTAACAGATCCTAATACTATTCATAGACAAATTAGTTATATTGATGGAGTTACCGCAGGAGGTATTTCAAATGTTGCAATTCAAACTGGAGGGTCTGGATATAAAGTTAGCGATGAAATAATATTTGATAATTCTGGTTCTAGTGGTTATGCTGCTAAAGCGCAGGTAGGTAGTATTTCTGGAAAAGCGATAAGTCAAATTAGTGTTGCTACTACAGAAATATCAAATGTAGAGTTTATTTTAGGAAATTCTGATCAACAATTTGTTGGATATAGTACTCTTCCTCATAATTTCTATAATAATGAATTTATAACAGTTTCAGGATTATCTACTAGTGCTTTTAGGAATGATTCATCAGTACAGATTGGAGTAAGAACCGACACATTTAAATTATTTACTGCAATAGGAGCTCCTTCTGCTACTGGTATAGTAACGTATTTAAATTTAGATCCACAATCATTATCTTCTACTATAAAAGAGAATGATATTATAGGTGTAGGAACTCAAGAAAAAGTAAAGGTATTAAATGTAGATACCCTTTCTTCTAGAATTAGAGTATTAAGGGAATGGAGTTCTACTACAGGAAGTGCTCATACTGCTGGTATTGCTCTTTCTAAAGATCCTAGAGCATTTAGTTTTAATGTATTAAGGGAATTAGATGGTTCTAACTTTAAATTAAATAAAGAATTATATTTTAATCCCACAGAAAGTATAGGATTAGGAACTATTTCTGGGGTTGGAGTTGGATCTACTTTAGTATTCTCTAATCCAGGAGCAGGATTAAGCGAAATATTTGTTCCTAGTAAATCCCTTTATTTCAAAAATCATGGATTATTGACAGGGGATGCATTAACTTATAATACAAATACCGGTACTGCAGTATCAGTATCAACTGATGGTATTGATGGATTTGCTCTTACTCAAGGACAAACAGTATATGCTGCAAAGATAAGTGATGATATAATTGGAATTGCTACTGCTAGAGTAGGTTTAGGATCTACAGGTACTTTTGTAGGAATTAATAGTACCACTACAGCATCAACTTTATACTTTATTGGTGTAGGTACTGGGGTATATCATAGTCTATCGAGTAATTATAATAATGTATTAAGTGGAGGTTTAAGTAGATGTATAGTTACTGTATCTACCTCATCTACTCATGGACTTAAATCTGAAGATACTGTTTCTTTAGATATTAGGACAGGAATAACTACTACTATTAAAGTAGCTTATAATGATTATAATAGAAGGTTAGTAATTGATCCTAGAACTTTTGTTGCAGGTGATGTTAATGCTACTAATAATACTATTACTATTCCTAGGCATCGGTATACTAATGGTCAGAAAGTTATTCATACTGCATCTACTTCTTCAGGTGGATTGAGTAATAATGAAATATATTATGCGCAAGTAGTAGATGAGAATACTATTAAGTTATCTACTCAATATTATGATTCTATAAATGTAGAACCTAAAGTAATTGATATTAGTAGTGCTTCTGCTGGTACTATTTCTCCAATCAATCCTCCAATTATAACAGAAAGAAATTCTAAGATATATTTTGATCTTTCAGATTCTTCTTTATCTTTTGTTGATGGTGGAGTTTATTATAGTGCATTTGAGTTAAATCTTTATAGTGATCCAAAACTTAATAATTCTTTTGTTACTTCAGGAAAAACCGACGATTTTAATGTTAGTAGAAGTGGCAGAGTTGGGGTAGACGCAAATGCAAATCTTACTATTAAAAATATTGAAGAAATTAGTGACTCATTATATTATAATTTAACTCCGATAAATGATTTATTAAATACATCAGTTAAGAAGGAGATTGTTAGGGATTCTATTAATAATAAAAATTCTAATTCTTTAAATTTAGAGATGAGTCCTCTAGGAGGAGACCAAACTCTTGTAGGAGTAGGAACTACTACATTTAATTTTACTCTTTCCAAAATCCCTCAAAAATTAGAATATACATCTGCTGATGGTATATTCAAATATACTACAGATTCTGGAAATGCTGAAGGACCTATATTTTCAGTTGATATTAGAAATGAAGGAAAGGAATATAGATCTTTGCCTGGTATTAGTACCATATT